CAAATCAAATCAAATGGAAGGAATTCAAGTAAAAGCGGTAGAGTCTATTGAGACTCAATCAATTCAAGAGCAAGAGTCCAAGCTCCTTGAAGCTCATGAAGCAAAATTTAGTGAGCCTGAATCAACTGAAGAGAGCGATATCGCTAGAATTGATTTAAGGAATCCCGTTAAACAAAATCAAGAGGAGGTAGCTGAAGAAATTGTTAAAGAACAAGTAGAGCTTGGAGAAGAACAACTGCTTAGCGAGATTAATTCTCGTTTAGGCATGAAGATTAATTCACTTGAGGATTTAAAGTCTGCTCGTGAGGATAACGGGGAGATGGATGAAGAGATGTCTGCTTTTTTTAAGTATAAGAAAGAGACAGGGCGAGGCATTAAGGACTTTATGAAGTTAAATGAAGACCATTCTGCTTTAGCTAATGAAGATTTAATAGCCGCTTACTTACGTGAGACGGAGATGGAAGAAGGTATGGACGATGACGACCTTGAGGTTATGCTTCAAGACTATATATATGACGAAGAACTCGATGATGAGGACTTTATTAAAAAAACGCGCTTAGCGCAAAAGAAAATTATTGCAAAGGCAAAGGGTTACTTCGAAGAAGCTAAAGAGAAATACCGAATCCCTGCTGAGTCAGTGGGAAATTCCTCTCTCTCTAACTCTGAAGAGTACCAAGAGTACAAGCAGTATACAGCTAACGCTAAAAATCAAGAGGAAGAGATAAAACGTAGAAGGGATTGGTTTGTTGACAAAACAAATCAAGTGTTTAACCAAGAGTTCAAAGGTTTTGAATTCAATATTGGTGACCGCTCTTTGGTTTATTCGCCTTCTGATAAAGATGAGTTAAGAAAAATGCAGGACTCTCCTCTTCCGTGGATTCAACAGTTTACGGATGAACAGGGTTTGCTAACCGATGCTCATGCTTATCACCGGTCTTTAGCAATGGCAATGAATCCCGAAAAGTTTGCTTCGTTCTTTTATGAGCAAGGCAAGGCAGAGGCAGTGGATGATTTAATGAAGAAGACTAAGAATGTCAATATGTCTGACCGTTCAATCCCACAGGTTTCTACTAAAAAAGACGGGATGCAGGTAAGGTCCGTCTCGCAATCAAGCGGGAAGGGTTTAAAAATTCGTAGTCCACGTAGGACTTAACTTTAAAATTTAGAAAAAATGGCCGGACAAGTAGCAGCAACGCCCACATTCGCACTACAACCTAGTGCTGAACAGGTGGCGTTACAAACAAATTATATTACCGACTTCAACTTCTTGAATCAGTATCTCCCTGATACTTATGAAAAAGAATTCGAGCGGTATGGCAACCGAACTATCGCATCTTTCTTGCGTATGGTAGGTGCCGAGATGCCTTCTAACTCTGACCTCATTAAGTGGGCAGAGCAGGGTCGTCTCCACGTTAAGTACATTGACTGTACAACTGCGGTTGTAGGTGCAGGAGCAACTACAGCTCAGTTTACCGTTAACGATGTATTGATTCCCGGTTCAGGCGCTATCGCTATTCGGGTTGGTCAGACTGTTGTTATCTCAGGTACTACTGTAGTTGGTGAATACAAAGCTGTTGTGACTGCGGTTAACACTGCAAACGGTACTTTTACCGCTGCATTCTATGACGCAGCAGGTTTCGTAAACGCAGCCGCTGCAAGTAAGTACACTGTATTTATCTATGGTTCTGAGTTTGCTAAAGGAACTGCAGGTATGGTTGGTTCTTTAGAGTCTGATGACGTATTCTTCGAGAATAAGCCAATCATCCTCAAGGACAAGTATGCGGTATCAGGTTCTGATATGGCTCAAATCGGATGGGTTGAAGTAACGACTGAGAATGGTGCAACAGGATACCTGTGGTACTTGAAGTCTGAGCATGAGACTCGCCTTCGTTTTGATGACCACTTGGAGACAGCAATGCTTGAAGCTGTTCCTGCTGAAGTAGGTTCAGGAGCTTTGGCTGCCTTGAGTAGTAATGCTGCTGCAGGTGTTGCAGGCAATACTGCTGCGGGTTCTGAAGGTGTATTCTATGTAGTGAATGACCGTGGTAATGTTTACAACGGAGGTAACCCTGCTGCTTTGGCAGAGTGGGACACCATCATTAGCCGATTGGATAAGCAGGGAGCGATTGAAGAGAACGTAGTTTTCGTCAACCGTGACTTCGGATTCGATATCGACGATATGTTGGCTGCACAGAACTCTTACGGAGCAGGTGGTACATCGTATGGTCTTTTTGACAACGATAAGGACATGGCCTTGAATCTTGGTTTCACCGGATTCCGTCGTGGCTATGACTTCTATAAGTCAGATTGGAAATACTTGAACGACCCAACAATGCGTGGTGGTCTTGCGGGTGGCGCAGGTTCAGGACGTATCAACGGTTTGTTGGTACCTGCAGGTTCTACATCTGTATATGACCAAATTCTTGGTAAGAACGCTAAGCGACCTTTCCTTCACGTCCGGTACCGCGCTTCAGAAACTGAAGACCGTCGTTACAAGACTTGGATTACAGGTTCTGCAGGCGGAGCGTCTAACTCATCTTTGGATGCGATGGAGGTTCACTTCTTGTCTGAGCGAGCGGTTTGCACTTTAGGTGCTAACAACTTCTTCCTCTTCACAGAGTAAGATATCATATGATAAGGACGGGTGGGGGTTCAAACCCCCACCCTTCTCTTATCTTTTTTAATCTAATCAAATCCATTCTTATGCAAAAGAAACTCAAGCCTATCGATAGGTTTTATCGACTCATGACAAAGGCTACTCCATTGTCATTTTTTATTCCCGCAGCGGGAAGTCGCCGTATCCCACTTCTATATTGGGATGACGACACAGGAACTAATCGTGTAATGCGATACTCTCCTAATCAGAAATCAATTTTTGAAGACGAACAGGACGACAACGTACTTCGAGAGCCTATCATTTTTATTGATGGTCTTCTTCACGTACCAAGAACTAACCCATTGCTTCAAGAATTCCTTGCGCTTCATCCTTTAAACGGAAAGAAGTTTGAAGAGATTAATGAAGAGAAGGAAGCAGCTGATGAAATTGCTACTTTAAACTCAGAGGTAGATGCGTTAATCGCATGCCGTGAGTTAGATATTGAGCAGGTAGAAAACATTGTTCGAGTAGCTTTTGGTATTGACCCTAGCAATCAAACTAGCGCTGAGCTACGTAGAGACTTATTGATTTTTGCCAAGAACAATCCGGGTGACTTCTTGCAGGTTCTTAACGACCCTAACCTTTCGTTGCAATCCAATGTTAAGGGGTTCTTCTCTAATGGTCTATTGTCTTTCAGACGAGACAAGACCGAGATTTGGTTTAGTACTCCAAGTAATAAAAAGAAGATGATTACCATCCCATTTGGAAGCGACCCATACCATGCGTGTGAGCAGTACTTTCTTACTGATGAAGGGTTAGAATCTCTCAAGTCTTTAGAGAACTATCTAACGGCTAAATAGACTAAGTCTTATATTGTAAGAGAAGAGGGGAGCCAATAGGCTCCCTTTCTTTTTTATCTATCTTTGGAAAAAGGCCCCCCCCATGATTAATTCGGTAAGAAATACAGTTCTTGGTATCCTAAACAAGAACAATTACGGATATATCTCTCCTCAAGATTTTAATCTGTATGCCAAACAAGCACAGTTAGAGTTGTTCGATGAATATTTTTCTGATTACAATACTGCTATTAACAACGAAAATATGAGGAAGTCAGGCACGGAGTATGCCAATATGACTAAGCAGATGCTTGAGGTAATCGATTACTTTTCTGTAACGAGAAACTTACCTCACAATGTAGACAGTGAGTTTTACTTACCATCTACACAGCAAGGGGTAAACTCTACAGGAGATGACTTTTATCTTTTAAATAAAGTGCTGTGCTATGATACCTCAACTACACCGCGAACTTTTACGGGAGAGGCTGAAGCTATAACTCATAGTAAGATTACTCTTTTAAACAATTCATTGTTAACAGCGCCTGACACTACATATCCGGCTTACACATTAGCAGGAGCATTTTTAACCGCATATCCTGCTACATTCAATATTCTTACTGCAGTTGAGGCTCAGTATATTAGATATCCATTTACTCCTAAGTGGACCTTCACTAATGTGACGGGTGGAGAGCCTGTGTTTGATTCTAGTCAGGCAGACTATCAAGATTTCGAGTTGTCAATTGATGATGAGTATATTTTAGTTAATAAGATTCTTCAGATGGCGGGCATGGAAATTCGAGAGACTACCGTGGTTCAGTATGCTACCACTAAGGAAACATTAGACCAACAACAATAATCATTATGGCATATATTACTGACTATCAATACTATGAGAATGGAGGCGTTGCTCCTGAGAATGCAAATTGGGGTTCGTATCAGTATGTAAGCTTAGCTGATATTGTTACCAACTTCCTTCTTATGTATAGCGGAAACCACTCCCTTGTAAATAACGAGGAGCGGTACAAAATTATGTTCCATGCGAAGCGTGGTATTCAGGAGCTAAACTATGATGCTCTTAAGGAGATAAAAATCCTTGAGCTTTCTGTATGTCAGACACTTCGTTATGTCCTTCCTCCTGACTATGTTAATTGGGTTCGTATGTCCCTGTATCAGAATGGAGTCCTTCGCCCTTTAACCGAGAACATCCAAACGAATTGGAGTAACGCTTACCTTCAAGATAATGACTGCAATATTCTTTTTGATATTGATGGAAACATTGCTCGTCCTGAGTTCTCGGACATTGATTATGATAGGATTACAGGTCAAAAGAAAAGCATCTACCTCAATCAAAACAATCCTCAGTTCGATGGTATGGAGGGGTACAATGTAGATGGAGGGTGGTGGTTTGATTATCAGATTGGTGCGCGGTTTGGTCTCAACACCGAGACGGCTAATGCCAATCCAACTTTTAGCATCAACAAGAAGTCGGGGGTAATTAACTTTAGCTCAGAGATGAATGGAGAGCTATGTATCCTTGAGTATGTATCTGATGGTATGGAGAATGGTGTTAATTCAGAGATAAGTCTCAACAAAATGTTTGAAGAGTACATCTATGCTTACATCCAATATTCTATTTTAGATGCAAAATTTGGTGTTCAGGAGTACGTTGTGAATCGAGCTAAAAAGAAAAAGGCTGCCCTTCTTCGAAACGCTAAGATTCGTATGAGCAGCATAGACCCCGGTAAGTTGTTAATGAATCTGCGCGGGCAGGACAAGTGGATAAAATAATATGGCTACTACAACTAGAAATTTTCTGAAGGGTCGTATGAATAAGGGGCTTGACAAGCGTCTTGTTCCTGACGGAGAGTATACCGATGCTCTAAACATTCGATTGGGTTCTACATCTCAAAGTGATATTGGAAGTGTAGAAAACTCTGAGGGCAATACTAAGCTTGTAGATTTAATCTTTAACAATATCCCTCTTGGAAGCAATGCGAGATGTATAGGCGCATTTGAGGATGGTGCTGAAGAGACTATCTATTGGTTTGTACATCAACCTTCAGGGTTTACTCCTAGCGCTACAGATAAGATAGATATTATTGTATCATACAATACTATTAGCGGAACTACGACATACCATCTTGTAAGCTGCGATGACGGTGGTGGCGTAAACACTACGCTAAACTTTAGCGAGAATCATCTTATTAACGGAGTTGATTTAGTAGACGACCTTTTGTTTTTTACAGACAACTTCAATCCTCCTCGTAGGATTAACATTAAGAAATCTTACCCGCAGCCTACCGCCTATGTAGATGACCCTATAACGTATGATGATATATTAGTTATTAAGGCTCCTCCTATTGAGTCTCCCAATGTGGTGTCTAGTGAAGTTGGAGGTGAAGAGAATTTTTTAGAGGAGAGGTTTATTTGTTTTGCGTACCGTTATCGATATGCGGAGAACGAATACTCTGCTACCTCTGCGTGGTCTGCTCCTGCTTTTGTCCCAAAGCCTTTTGATTTAAGCGCAGCTTCCTTTTTAAATGAAGGGATGGTTAATAGGGATAACACTTGTGATATCACTTTTAACTCAGGCGATAGTTTAGTTGTGGGCGTTGACTTGCTATTCAAAGAAATAGCCAATAATATCATTCGTGTTATTGAGAAATTTGACAAGTCTGAACAGGGCTATGTTGACAACACTAACTATAATTACTCATTTACGAACAGTAAGATATATACCGTTCTCCCTAGTGATGAGATTGTTAGGACGTTTGACAATGTTCCTCTATTAGCCAAGGCTCAAACCATGATGGGCAACCGTCTTATGTACGGCAACTATGTTGAAGGGTTTAACTTAGTGGATAGAGCAGCGCTTCCTGTCCAAATTGGATATCAGGCTTCTGAGATAAAAGAGGACATAGGTCTTCAAAACTTAAGCACCTCGCTTTCGTCAGGTTCTTACACATATACTCCTTCAGGAACACCATTAATTGTTTCAAATTCTGTTTTAAATTTAGATTTATCAAGTGTACAAACTGAGTTGACCGCAGGAGTAGCACTTGAATTTTCGTTATTATTTAACCATCAGCAATTTGAAAATGATGGTATGACTTCTGTTCCTACAGAGCAGACTGTGGGTGTAATTGTTTCTTGGAGTTATATTCTTCCACAGGCTTTTTCATCTGTTACCGATTTATTTAATTCTGAATCGTTTCAGAATGCAGTAGGTACGGATTCCAATATAGAAACAAGCCCTACAGGATACTGTAACGGAACGACTTTTACTGACGTATTTAATTGCGCTTTAAGAAATCAACTTACGGGAGGTAACCCTACGCCTGTGTTCGAGTATGAGAGCGGAGTAACTTCTGCCAATACATCTATTGTTACCTTACATACCGCAGGAAGTAGTAGCATAGGATTTCAGTTTCCTGCGATGCGATATGTAAATAGCACAGTTACTCCTGTTTTTAATGTTTATGAGTATTACGAGATAACCGTTCAAGAGTTATTTTATCAAACAGTCAGTAATACATCTAGCTTACATAGTAATCGAGGCTATGAGATTGGTATAGTGTATATGGATAAGTTTAGTCGTGCTACTACCGCGCTAACAAGTAATAACAATACAGCCTTCTTTTCTTGTGGAGATTCTGTAACCAAGAATAGCATACGGGTAACGATACCCACTACACAAGTAGCTCCTAGTTTTGCCACACGCTATAGGTTCGTAATTAAACCTGATGCTCAGGGTTATGATACCATTTACTCAAGCATGTATTTTTACGACCCTGTTACAGCCCATAATTACTTCTTGGTAGAGGGTGAGAATGCTGCTAAGTCACAGGAGGGTACGCGATTGATAGTAAAGAAAGATTCGGATGGGCCGTTGAGAAACTGTATCTATGCCACCGTTCTTGAAAAAACTGTAGAGCAAAAAAACTTTATACTTTCCGACAATGAGGATTTTTTAGTTCCGGGAGGAACTTACCTTAAAATAAAAGTCACCGGATTTAATGCTAGTCTTACTGCTGACTCCTTTATAGCTCCCGGTACATTTAGTTCTGTATCAGGATTTGATGGCTTCTCTCCTCTTGTTCAATATACGGGGTTAAGCGGAACAGCTAATAGTAGTGGAGTCTTTACTCCTCCTTCTATTCCTGCGGGAAGTATAATTAAACTTACTATGGAGTTTACTCGCCTTGGAAGGGGGGATGGCGAGAAGCCAACATGCGGAAGAAGAACGTATGATTACAACAAACAATTTACTTCTCAGTTTGATTACGATGATATTATTGATTGGTTTGAAGGAGATGCTATTGCTTCTACTTTAAATGATGGCACCTCTTATGTAGGCGGCGGAGCCGCTCCTAATAATGTTGTTATGGTAAATCCTGTAACCAATACTAGCAACAATAATTATGGCCTAAATACATACATATTTAATTATCAATACGCAGTCCGATGGTTTAGGGATACAGGAACAGGCTCAGGAAATACAAACGAGATTAGATTTCTTGCAGTGGGAACTGAGGCTTGCGGAAATAGCAACAAAAAAGAGTCTAAAGCTAAGGTAACTTGGGAGATTGTAAGGGGCGGCAATGTAGTGGCATTTGAAACAGAGCCACTTGATGCACTTCCTGATGTATTTTATGAAAGCTCCGAGTCTTACTCTATTGATGCTCTTGGAAACCATAGCGGTAACGTTACCAATCAGGATATTGCAAACGATATTAGCGGGGTTGTAGACACAGCTTTCTTTAATTGCTTTTCTTTTGGCAATGGTATAGAGAGCTACAGGGTGCGAGACTCCGCTGCAGGTAGAACACTAGCGTTAGGTAACCGTGTTACTTCGGTAAGCGCTCAGGATTATAAGAGAGCACATCGTTCTTCTGATATTACGTACAGCGGCATCTATAATAACGAGTCTAACGTAAACAGCCTTAACGAGTTTAACCTTGGCCTTGCCAACTTTAAAGCTCTTGAGGAATCGTTTGGACCTATCGAAGTTCTTTTCGGAAGAGAGACTGACATTCTAGTTCTTCAGGAGGATAAGATATCTTATGTCCTTACGGGTAAGAACTTGCTTTCTGATAGTACGGGTGGCGGTTCAATTGCCTCAATTCCTGAGGTTCTTGGAACGCAGATTGCTCGTGTAGAGGAATACGGAATTAGTAATAACCCTGAGAGCTTTGTAAAATATGGGCCTGATTCTTTCTTCACAGATGCTAAACGAGGTGCTGTAATTAACCTTAGAGGTAATGGCCCTCAGGAGCAGCTTACAGTACTATCAGAACAGGGTATGCGCTCATGGTTTAGGGATATGTTTATAACCAATTTCAATACTCAGAAGTTAGGAGGTTTCGACCCTTATATGAACGAGTATGTGTTGGCTAATAATACCACGCTTCTTCCTGTTGAGGCAAGTTGTTCTCCGTGTGGCTTTAACAGCAACTTTGTTATTTCACCTACATCACCCGCTAATTTCTGCGTTGACCTTAACAGGGCTGCAGGAGATGTTACTGTATCATTCTTTTTACCTACACCTATAGGCACTTCGTCTATTGAGTTTGATGTAGACGGAACAACTTATGGCCCGTACACAGCTTCGGGTTCTTTTAGTTTTCCTTCAGGAGTAACTAATACACGGGCTGTAATTGGAATAACAGGGACAGGCGCTTCTGTAGATTTAAATCTAACGGTATCGTGTCCTGCGCCAAACGACTTGACTTTAGTGTTGGCTACAGTAACGGATGCTAATGACACTTTACAAACTATTCACAATCAGTACAGCTTTGTAGAGGGAGGCGTTTATCAGTCTCCTGTTCAGGAGTTTCCTGTTACATTTACTTACGTAGGCGGAGTGTTAGGTGGGGGAGTGGTGTCTGACTATCAGCTCATTACCGCTCCGCAAGGCACGGGAGCTATTCCAACTAACGGTTCTGTAGTTACGCTAGGTTCTAATAAAACCTCAACAGATACGTTTGTATTTAATACCACATCGGGAACCAATAAATTCTATTACTTGGCAAGTGATACTTTGTTTGATGAGAATCAGATAGCTTCAGTTATATTGAATGGGACTACATTCCCTGCTACTCAGACAACGGTTCAGCCAATTACAGGAAGCTTTACCGCGCCCGCAAACCTAGGCGACTTTACCTATCTGTATCTCGTTTGGGACTATAGGACTCCTGTGGAGACTTCTTTGTGTTACTCAACCATTAGCGCAGGCGATGCCTGTTGCAGTTGTGTGTGTGCTAACGGAAGCTCGATACTTGTTTCAAACATAGGATTAGGACAGATAACCTTTAGGTATACTGCTTGCGATAGGAGTTCTCAGTTTGTAAGCCTAGCTTCTCAAGGTAGCATTACTGTTTGTGCCGATGCAAGTTCGGTGCAATTAACCGCAGGTAACGCTGCTGACATGCTTCAATCTGTAATCGGTTGTGATTGCTGTTAATAATAAATTTAATCAATGGGAACTACAGCAAACTATATTCTTAACGGACCAACCCTAGCTACTTCTAGCACTGCCACTTTACCTCCTCCTTCAGGAGGTACAGCGCCGGATGGGTACTATTCTGATGGCACAATTGTAAGGCAACTTTTAGGTGGAGTCTTTGTAGACAGCCAAGATTGCGACTGCACTACGGCTTGTGCCAATAACCCTATAACAAGACCTGTTGGCGTAAAGTCTACAGACTATATTGATATATCAACAGGCCCTAATGCAGGCGTTGTAATTGTAAAATTCAATCCATCAGCCGCACCTGTAGGCATTGCTACTAGCATGGGCAATACGGGGTATAACACATGGTCTAGCCCTAATGACGGAGAGCACACTCGAATAGCAACAGGCCCTTTCTTTTTAGGTGACTCAACTAGCGACTTTGGGGTTGCAGCCTCATGGCCGGGTGTGGACGAAAGAGACTACTACAATGCAGTTTTTACTCCTACGGGTAGTGAAGTGAATTATGTTTTTACAAGTAACAACCTTAGCTTAAGTACAGGAATTTCGGCAGGGACGTTGGTTCAGGTTATACCTAAGCCAATAGCAGGGCAAAGCATAGTAACGCTTGGTGTTACATGTTTAACTACAACCTCTACAAGCTATCAAGTATCTGTAGAGTGCGCCGCCCCTATCCCTGATACTAATAGATTCCTTATCTCACAGGTATACGTTACTCCCCCTGCGTGTGGAGCAACTCCTATTTTACCCGATTCTGTTTACTTGGTAAGCGTTCAGAATACTCCATTGACTACACCATCGAGATATGACTATCTGTTCTCGGATAACACGGGTACATCACATCCCGCTGATGGTAGCTATCTAATGAATAGCACTACTACTACTGTCGTTCAATATGTAATTACCCTTTCTAATGGCATAATTACTAACAACGTTATCGCCTGTCCTTAATTTAGAATCATGCCTGTATCTAACCAAAACTATACGCTTACGTTTAATCCGGGATACCAAGGGTGGCCTTCGTTCTATTCGTATGAGCCTGAGTTCATAAAGCATATGAATCAGTACCTCTATACGTTTAAAGGAGGGACTCTTTATAGGCACAATACTAATACCGTAAGGAATCAGTACTATGGCGTTAACTATAACTCTACCCTTACCACTCTTTTAAATCAAGACCCTGTAGTTAATAAGATTTTTAAGACCATTGCTTTAGAGGGGAATCAACCGTGGGGGGTTACCGTGACAAGCGACCTTCAGACAACGGGCTTTATCGAGCCATCTTATTTTGTAGAGAAGGAGTCCGATTGGTTTGCTTTTGTTCGTAATGAGGGAACCACTCCTGCTGATGCGCCGCAAGAGTATCCTTTGCGTTCTGTCAATGGTATCGGCAATACAACTAATGCGGTTCAGGCGGGAACTAATGTGATACTTAGCTTTGCTTTAACTACAGAGATTGGAAGCATCATAAGTATTGGGGACTCGATTTATTTCGGAGTACCCGTGGTAGCTCCTGCTACACTTACTCCTATTTACTCAGGTACGGTGACGGCTATTACCGTAAACCTTGCTGCGGGTCAAAACATAATTCAGTATACCGTAGATACTGCAGGTGGGGGTGTAGCTCCCGGTGTACCCGTGGTGTACGCTATGTTTATAAAGAACCAAGTTGCAGAGTCTAAAGGCATCTTAGGTCACTATGCTGAGTTAACTTTAACGAACTCTTTAACTACTCATGTCGAGCTATTTGTAGTTAAGTCTGAAGCAATGAAATCCTTCCCGTGAACCTGCTATCTTTGAATTTATGACTGAGCTGCAAGCATTACTTCACCAACCGTTAATGACTCCCGAATCATTACTGTATCATATACATAGTGAGCGGGGTGTATTGTGGGAAGATATAGCTAGTTTTTCGGAGAAGTTGCAAGAGATAGCGGGAGTAGCACTGCACCATACCACTGAGATGGATGAGCAGTTCCCTGTAAAGCACAACCTTGATAATGGTCTATATACCCGTGAGGTATTTATGCCTAAGGAATCTTTAGTTGTAAGCTTTATCCATAAACAGAATCACCCCTCCTTTTTTATGAAGGGCAGTATGTCTATCCTTTTGGATACAGGAGAGGTTAAGTATATTAAAGCCCCTATGACTGTCTTTACAGAGACAGGTACACAGCGGGTAGCGTACATGCATGAGGACTGTGTTTGGGCCTGCGTGTATAGGACTGATGCCGAAACTATTGAAGAGGCAGAGAAGGAGGTTTATACCACCGATTACAAAGAACTCCCTGAGCACATCATCTTTAAACAACAATTGTTATGTCAGGAATCGTAGCAGGAATTAACGCAGGAATTGCCCTTAC